TTGAAAACCCGGAAAACAAAAAATATGTTGACCATATAGACGGTAATAAATTAAATAATAAAATAGAAAATTTGCGTTGGTGTACAGCAAATGAAAATATGAATTTTGGAAACTTTATAAAGAAAAAAAGAGAATATAAAGTTAAAAGAATTAACGCAAAAGGAAATGTTGAAATATTTAATGATGTATCAGATATATGTGTCAATAAATGGGAAAAATATGTTATACTACAATGTTGTAATGGAAAAAGAAAAACAGCATACGGGTATAAATGGGAATATGTAAAATAATAAACACCGACCGGGCGGGTTCCCGGAAAGTAAACATTTTATTATGAAAACAACGATTTACGATTTTGATTTTGAGATTGCCGGACACGGATATTACAAAGTAACTTACACGTCCCCGGCAACGGGTAAAAGATGGACGACAACAACAAACAATATGCCTTTGATTGATGCGACCAAGAACGCAGAAGAACCGAAACGTAAGGATTTGGAAGAACTTAAAAGGATTTGTAAAGATGGGAAAGTTTGTTGATGAAGTAGGAGCAACCCGGCACGCAATGAGCGACAAAGAGTTGAACGAATTATACAAGCGTTTGGAAAATTTTATTGCTGATTGCACCATTGAAGAAGCAAAAGAAAACCGGGACGCATTTGTTAAGGTGGAAACATTGATACACCAAAGAATAAGAGAAAACAAAAAATAATATTAATCAGCCGGGGGAAACCCCGGCACAAACCGAGGGCGAAAATGAAAGCGAAAAATGTAAATTTAAACACGTTGCTTTATATAGTTGAAGCGGATAAAATTCAAGCAGTCAAACCGGATGCGGTTGGTAAAACAGAAAACGGAATAATACAAATTGCATTTCGTAGTAAATACAGAAGCAACGTTGAAGCGAAACCGGACGATGAACAGATTGAACAATATATTCTTAATTTTCCGGCAGCAAAAAGAAAACAAAGCGAAATGCGTAAAAGGAAAATTCAAAATGCCTACAAAGAAATGCAGGACGCAATAAATAGATATAATGAAGTTATTGAAAAGTATTTTGATAAACCTTTGACGTCTGATAGTGAAGTAGAAATAATAAATTGCTGATATAAGTATTACTTAGGTTAGGTAAAAAAACAAGTTTAACCGCCGAAAGGCACAAACCGAGAGCATTATGATAGTAAAGAAATTAGAATTGGTAAATTTCCAAGTAATTAAAGAGTTTAACGCAGATTTTGACGGTAACGTTTATTTTATTACCGGGGATAATGAGTTGGGTAAATCAACGGTATTAAAAGCAATTGGGGCTTTGTTGACCGGGAACCGTGACGCCGTATTGAAGAATGGAGAAAGCAAAGGTTTTGCAAAAATGATTGTCGGCGACGACGGCGAGGAATACGAGGTTGAATTGAAATTCACAAAAGCAAACCCACGTGGCACGTTATCAATTAAATCAAAGACAACCGGAATGAAAAGTGATAACGTTTCTATGTTGCAAAAGATTTTCGGTTATACAGATTTTGACGCCGTGGAATTTTCCCGTTGGTCGGAAACCGCCGAGGGACGCAGAAAGCAAATTGAGGTTGTAAAGTCTTTGTTGCCGGAAGAAGTAAGAACAAGGATTGCCGAAATTGATACAACCGTTGCCGGGCTTAAAACAGAACGTACCGGAGTAAACCGAGATTTGAAAACCTACAAATCAATATCAGATGCAGCCGGGCAGGGATTGACAACGCAGGATTTGAAAACGTATGCCAAACCAAAGGACATTACGGAACTGATGAAAGAACAGCAGGAAAACGCAAAGTTGGTTGAGAAAGCAAAGGGCGTGCGTTTACGTATGGAAGAAAGAAAGGGGAGATTGGCAGAGATTCCGGGACGTTTGGCAGCCGCCAAAGATTCATACAACAAAGCAATTGAGGCGGCAAAGAAAGCAATGGAAGAAGCCGAAAAGACGTATAAACAAACCGTTTCGGTCGTTGAAGAAGAAAAGAAAGATTATGAGGGAAAAATAGCAAGTGCCGAAAAATGGTTAACAGATTATGAGGCTTTGAACCCGAATAATTTCGATACAGAAAAACAATTGAAAGAAGCCGAGGAGCACAATAAAAAGGCTGCAAAGGTTGCCGATTATCTTTCAAAGAAAAAACAAGCAGACGACAAAAAATCAGAAGCGGAAAAGATGGATTCAGAAATTGAGGAATTATCCGCCGAGCGTGAAAAACTTATTTCGTCGGCGAAATTGCCGATTTCCGGGCTTTCGTTTAGTGATGATGGGTTAGTATTAAATGACGTCCCATTTGTCGCCGGAAAGGTTTCAGATTCGCAAATAATGGAGGTTGCCGCAAAACTGATTATTGCAAGTAACCCAACGGTTAAGGTATTCAGAATTGCGAGGGGCGAAAGTTTGGGACAAAAGAGATTGCAGGCAATTTTGGATTTGGCAAAAAAAGAGGGATTCCAAGGTTTTATTGAAAGTGTTGTAAGGGGACAGCAGGATTTAATTATTGAGGAATATGAAGAAGCCGATAAATAAATGTAAAGACAAATCATTCGTAAAGATACCCGGAGTTTCCGGGTATCTAATAAACAAAAAAGGAGAAATATTTTCCGAGTTTAAGGGAGAAGTTATGAAACCCGCTTTAAGGTCGGGTTATCATTTTGTAGTAAAAATGACAGATACCGGGAAAAGAGTAAATAAAATGATTCATAGATTAATGGCAGAAACATTTTTACCAAATCCGGATAATTTACCCGAAATAGACCATATAGACGGCAATGCCTTAAATAACAATCTTGATAATTTAAGATGGGTAACAAAGAAAGAAAATCAAAATAACCCAATATCAAGGGAAAGACGTTATAAGGCAATTATAGATAAACAAGGAATACCAATAAAAGCATTTTATAATGGCGAGTTTGTAGGGAATTTTACTTGTTTGATGGAGGCAGCAAGAAAATTTAATTTGCATTGTACTTTGATTTCAAAGCAAGTAAGAGGGAAAATTGATAACGTAAACGGATATAAATTTGAAAGATTATGAAAGAATTAAAAGACATGACAATTTCGGACGTTTTGAAAACACCCGAATTTTATAATAATCTGAAAGTGGTTATTTCCGATTTGGAAAACACCCGCAGAAAAGCCGGAATGATGGCGGACGCACCATTGAAGCGGCACCCGATAGACCGTTTGCAGGAACGAGGAGTTTTTGAACCGGGACAAATGACGGTATTGTATGCAAATGCAATGGATAAGAAGTTGCAGGGATATTCAAGCAGCGAAAGAAAGTTTATATTGGAAGTTGGCGGCGAAGCGTTTAATATTACAATGAAACGTTATATGTGGAGGTATAAAAATGAAAAGGCGTGAAATTTCAAGTAGTGGTAATATCGGTAATGATGGCAAATTACGAATGTATTTTGGAGAGTTGAACCAATTCTTTGCCATGCACAAAGGAAGCCGAATAATTGCCCGTTTTACCGTTGCGTCCCCCGGTTCGTCGGAGGCATTGAAAGGGTATTATTTCAATTACGTTGTACCAACGTTCCGGTCGGGTATATGGGAAGCCGGGGAGCGTCTGACAGAGGAACAGACGGAACGCCGTTTGCGTGAGTTGTCCCCGGTTATGTATGAGCAGACCCCGGATATTAACACCGGGAAATATGAAACCCGGTTGCGGACAATTGCAGAGTTGAGCAATGCGGAATTGATAGAACATATTGAGCATTTGAAACAGATTGCCGCAGAGGAATACAACACGTTTATAGACGACCCAAGAAGCATTTAATATGAGGCATTATTCAGAATTAAGCCCGTTGGAAAAGAAAGCGAGAGAGGCAAGCGGGCGGATTAAATGTACGGATTGCCCAATATATAAATTATGCAAGACAAGCGAAATGTTTATTGATGCGTGCGATTTTATTTATTTGTCGGCATTTAAAACCGGGTATAATACCCGTAAAAAAGAAACAAGAAGATTAAAAAAGAAAAAATAATATGTTTTGCAAGTGTAACCAACCCCGTAAATGTTACCCGTTGAAAGATTGGCGGGTTATCCGGTACCAATATACGCCGCATGGATATAGCCGGGTTAAATGTTTGAAATGCGGTTGCGTGTGGATTACACGGGCAAATTATGTTGAACAAACGCCCAATAAAGACGGGCAAAAAAGATTTTTTTTATTATGAAAAAAGTAACATTGAAAGACAGCAAAGGAAATGAGATAAACGACATTATGAAAGATGTTTTGACGTTCGATTGTGAAACAACCGGGTTGCCCCCAAAGGGCGCAAAATGGGACGTTGATTTTGCGGAATTTCCAAATATTGTGCAATTGGCATGGGTGGTAAACGAAAAGGAACGTTCCTACATTATTAAGCCGGAGGGATGGGAAATACCGGAAGCGTCAACAGAAGTTCACGGAATTACAGCAGAGAGAGCAAACGCCGAGGGCGTCCCATTTGCTGATATTATAGGCGAATTTTTGGAGGATTGCGAAAAAGCCCGTTTGTTGGTAGGACACAACATTTACTTTGATACGTCAATTGTAAAAGCAATGATATTGCGCATTATGGGTCGTGAATATTACGACGCAAAAGCGGAGGACGCATTGTTTAAGGGCAAACGAATTGATACGATGATGAAAACAATTAAATTTGTTGGCGCATTGTATGCAGACGGACGTCCGGGCAAATATCCGAAATTGGAGGAACTTTACAACAAGTGTTTCCCCGGCGAAACATTCCCGGCGCATGATGCGTTGGAGGACGTGAAAGCCTGCAAACGTTGTATTCCGGTTTTGGTGGAAAATGGTATTATAGAACTGAAACCAAAAGAATATCCGGCGGAACAATTGAAGTTTAACCCGGAACCGGAACCCGCAAAGACCAAAAAGGTAAAAAGGGAAGTTTTAGTTCACGACCCGAAACCGAGATTGGCACCGGATGCAGAGCCGGAAAACAAGGTTGCAAAATTGTTAAATGAAACAGACTTTTAAATTATGAACGAAAAAAAAATGTGCATTGATTGCGTGGATTATCCGGTATGTTGTTTATCCGGTCGTTGTGCTGATGATGAACCGTGCGAGTATTTCCAAGAAGAAACCGACCCGGAGGAACCGGGAAACAATAAAGATTAAAAACTATGAGCGAAAAAAAACAAAATGTTATGCCGATTCCTACAAAGGAAAAGTTTGCATTATCGAAAGTGAAGTTGTTGAAAGATGGCGGGTTAGACGTACATTATGAAGTAACGGAAGTTGTCGGAAATGAGAGTTACACGAACAAATACCATGTATTGAGTGCAAAAGACATACACCCGGATTTGCGTCATTTGTTTAATGATTTGCGCCCGATTATGGGACGTGTATTCAACATAACGTCATTTAAAACCATGATGGCAACGCCGGAGTTTAAAGCAACAAAGAAACAAACAGATATTGCAGCCGCATTTGCGGAAGAATGTTTGGACAATATAGAGGTTAGGGGCGTTTCTTTGTCCGGGCAAGATGATAACGTAGGCGTCGTTTTAACCGGATTGTTTACCGTATCAAACAATCAGAAAACAGCAATCAACACCCCACGAATGAAATACAACGTTGAAACGTTCGGTTTTGAGGAAGATTTGGAAAACATTGTTTGCGATATTGAAAACGAGGTTTACGAATTTCTGTTTGAGGGCAAAAAGGCGCAAATGGATTTGTTCGGGGCTGATGGGGAACCAAACCCGTTAGTTTACGTAAATGATGCAGACAACGAAAATGAAAATGATATGTTCCCGGAAATGGCAGACCCGGCGGACGATACAGACAATATGTAATGGAGCCAATATTGTTGACCGAGCGTTGCGAATATGAATATTGTGTTGCACGTGGTTACGAGCCGTTATTGGATATTCGTAATTTTCGGTTAGATATACGGTTGCGTGTTGAGTTACAACGGGAATTGTTCGGGAATTGCGTTTTAGGACGTGGCGACATTCCCGTTGCCAACCAACGGTTTTTCCGGTGGGTTTGGGAGCATAAGCCGCACAGATGCGAAGAATGTTTAAAGCCGTTACGGAATTATTCCGCCGTTTATTCTTCGCATATATTGACCCGTGGAGCGTTTCCCGAAATGGCGCATGATGCAAGAAATATAAATATACTATGTTTTGAACATCATTCATGTTGGGAGAATGGGGATAAAACGAAAATGCGTATATATCCGGGCAACGTCCGGATTATTGAATTGCTTAAAAACGAATACAGAAGTTTGAAAATATGAGGACGAAAAAAAGAACACCCGATTACGGGGCAATTTCCCGCCGTTCAATCCAAAATGATTTTAAAAGGGTACAAAGGTACCCGGAAAGGGAGAAACGCCCGCAAATCGAAAATCCGCCCGAAATAAATGCAGAAAGACGGGTTTTGTTTGTTAGTGAAAATTCAGCATATTACCGATACCGTTCTTTTTTCGTCGGTAAATTGGTAAGACTAATAAAACAATCAAACGTCGGCGGTTGGATAGTTGGATTTGTTTACGACGACGACCGGAAAGCGATAAATCATGCCGCCGGATGGTCGGATATGAAAAAAGAATATTTGTTGGATGGTGTAAAATTTAAGTAGATGAAAATCAAAAAACAAACCGGATATAAAATTGTATATTATACGTTCATGGCGTTAACGGTTGCGTCATACATTTGGACGTTATGGAGTATTGGAAGTTGGATTTTTAAAGCTATATTTCTATGAGTGTAAACAAAGTTATTTTAATGGGTTACGTCGGAGAAGACCCGGAGTATAAAGATTTCGACAACGGCGGTTCGGTTGCGCAATTCACGTTGGCGACAACTGACAGAGCATTTAAAACGGCAAATGGTACAGAAGTACCGGAGCGCACCGAATGGCACAATATTGTTTTGCAAAATGGATTGGCAAAGGTTGCAAAAGAGTATGTAAAAAAGGGCGATAAACTTTATATTGAGGGGAAAATAAGAACCCGCAGTTATGAGGACAACAACGGCGTCAAAAGATACATTACAGAAGTTTACGGGTTTAATATGGAGATGTTGTCGCCAAAGAAAGACGGACAAACAACGCAGCAGGGAGGCGCACCAACACCGCCGCCGCCAATTCCCGACCAAGACAAAGATGATTTGCCATTTAGAGAATGAGGAACGAAATTAAAATTCAAATCCCGGAGGGTTCCCGGCTGATTGGGACACGGACAAAGGGGCGAACGGTTATTGTTTCTTTTGAATACAATAAGGAGGACGCAGCCGTTCCGGAGCCGGAACCGATACGACCAATTGGTTTTGCCCATTACAAGGAACCCGCCGGGAAAGATAAAAAATAAAGTTATGCAGTTTAATAGCAAAGAATATGACCCCGAAAAACACGACCGTTGGCGTGCGTTGACCGTCAAACAGCCATACGCAAATGATTTGGTAACGGCGGCATACAAAGACGAAAACGGCGTTGTTTACGGGCGAAAATCAATTGAAGTTAGAAGCAAAAAAACGTCATACCGTGGCGACGTTCTTATTTGTTCGTCGGCAAAACCGGTTTATCCCGGAATGGAAAGCGGCGTTACTTTGGGATTGGTTGAGTTGTACGACGTGAAGCCGATAAAAGATTTTACCCCGGAGGATTGGGAAAACACCCGAATACCAAAAGAAAAGCGGGAAAAGATAACAAAGGGTTTCGGTTGGCTGATGCGCAACCCAAGACGTGTTGTTGAAATGCCAATTAAGGGGCAATTGGGTATCTATAATCTCGTATATACCAAGGGCGAAATAATACAATACCCCCGGAAAATGGTAATTGACAAAAAGAGTTGGGAACAGATAAAAAAACAGATAGAGAAATGAAAACAATCGGATTCCATATTGGACGTATCGGGTTTTATTTGTATCTGCAAAGTTTGTGGAAGTATAAGCAATTTTATTTGACGCCCGGAGTTATGGTTGAGGGCGTAAAAGGACATGACGTTTATTTAGATATTGAAATTAAATTGCTTTGTTTTTCCGTTGGTTTCCGGCTGATATGGATAAAAACCAAAAGAAATTATTAACTTTGTAATGTAAAATACTAAAAACGTGAGCGATGAAAGAGATAACAAAAATATTGCCATTAAATGAGGCGGCAAAGTTTCAAAAATCCGCAGGCAAATATGATTGTACAATTACGGAATTGGCGGTAATGGGAGCAGGGAAAGCAAGAATTTCAATTTCCGGAACAGAGGAAAATTTGGATTTGTTGGTTAGTTCGATAGAAAATGAGAATAAAGAAACCACAACCGTTTGAACCCGGACGTGAATACAACCCCGGCGAACGTGCAGTTTACCGGGGTATGGTAATAATTGCGGAAAGATGGGTTAAACCGTCTGATAAACTGATTGAAAATGTTGGCAAATATGTATGTTTGAGTAGATGCGCGTGTTGCGTTATCCATAAAGACGATTGCCCGGCGGTTGGGCTTAAATGCCACAGAACAAGCCGTAGCGATAACAAAGTAATATATTTCAGAAAATTATATAACATAACAGAAAAAAGCGATGAAAAAGATATTTCAATTAATAGTATCAATCCCGCACGATAAATTATTGCATATTATAGCGGGAATGATTGTTGTAATGTTGGTTTTGCGTTTGGTTTCATTTATCGGGATTCCGGGAATGATTGCACGTATTATCGCATTGATAGCAGTAATTTTAACCGGGGTATTGCGTGAGGTTTACAACAAAAAACACGGAGGCGTATTTGATAAAAAAGATTTGTACGCCACAATTTCCGGAGGACTGATTGTTTTATTATTAACCGTTTATTAATTGGATATGGAAAAAAGAAGTTTTATTCCGTTTGATGCGGAAACGTTTTTGATGATTGAAGATGTAACGGGAACAGAACCGGAAGTTACAGAGAAAGAAAATTACTTTGAACTTAAAATGTACGCCCCGGACAAAGAGGAAAGAATAATTGAAGCCGCAATATATGCAGTTCAAGGCAGATACGGAAAAAGAATAAAAGACGTAAGGACGATTAAAGAACAAAACCTTTTGCGTGGTGCAATATTCTTTGTTGAATACGAAAAAGGGGCGGGAAATTTGCCAAATGAGTTGCGCACAAATTTAGGTATGCCGGACGAAACCGCCGGGGATATTTATTGTCGCCGATTGTTAGAAGTTCGTGCATTACCCGTAAAGCGTGATAATTGGGAAAAATTGCAGATTTTTACCGGAGGCGGAACAATGCAGATTCCGAGAACGCCCGGCGGTTTGGCGGTTTATTCATTCCCGACCGAAAACGGCGTAATGTTGGACGTACCGGAGGGAAATTTTATTGTATTGACACCGGACGGAAAATTTGGCAAAATGGATATGCAAACGTTTATGGCTAATTTTGAAGAAAAAGACGCCAATACCGCCGGATTGACCTTTGACGAAAAGAGATTGTTTGAAAAGATGAATAAACTTTTCGGCAAAAACTTTCAAATGAGATTTTTAAAACTTACAGAGGAATACCACGAATTGTTTGTTGTTGCTGATGATATGTTGGTAAATGGAATAATACCGGAAAACACGTCGGAAATTATAGACGAGTTAGCAGATTTGAACGCCGTATTGTTCCATATTGCAGCATTGTTTGGATATTCCCAAAAAGAATTGCAGGAAATGGCATATACTAAAATTGCAGGACGTGAGAAAAACCCGGAATTTATGCGCAAACACCCACACAACAAACCGGAAAGCCCGGTTTGCGGTAATATGCAGCAGGAAACCGCCGAGGAATACAAACATTTTAAAGAACGTTTTAACAAAATACTATGACAAACGAAGAAAAAGAAGAAGTAAGAAAGCAAGCGTTGTTCCTTACAAATACGGCATATCTTTTGGCTGACATGGCTAATTCGTGCGCAATTGATGCGGAAAGCAAATTGGGCAAATTGGGAAAATGTTTTCAGAGGGACGAAAAAATGAGGTTCAAGAAAGCCGCAAAGTTAGCAAAGGATTTGTTGAAAGCCACAAAGGAAATAACAGAACCGATGTACGATATTACCAACGTAGATGATGCGTGTATTGATAGCGATTATCTTTTGGAAGTTATTCAGTTGGTAATAAACAGAACCGACGAAACCGAGGAAAGCAAAACGGCGATGTTGGAATACATAAAGAAGTTACCACAAATTGAACATATAGAAGTTTAAGCGTATGAAAAAAGATTTTAAACAAGAACTAACCGAACTTATTAATAAGCACAGTTTAGAAAAGGAAATGAGAGATACCCCGGATTTTATTTTGGCACAAGTTTGTATTGATGCAATGGCGGTATTTTCGGAAGCAATCGCCCGCCGTGACGAATGGCACGAATTCAGAAAGGCAGACGAAAAGAGTTCGCAGGATGCAAAACACAATTACCCGGATGATTGCAATATTTGCAAAGACCGTTTTAAATGTGCTGACTTTATGAGAACGCAACCAATTGCAAATCTGATTCAGCGTTTCAAGACGACAACGGACAAAGAGGAAAAAACAGCAATCGCCGGATTGCTAAAACAGATAAACGCCGATGCGTCGGGAAAGCCTCAAAATGATATACCGGAAGAAGTAAAAGAAGTTGCCGGAAAGTTGGCAAAGGCTTTTGGCGCACGTGTTGAGATACACCGTATTGAGATACCGGAAAAGAAACGTAAGTTTAGAAAGAAACCAAGAAAGGAGCAAGGCAATGAAACCCGTTGAATTTCCCGGCGTTAATGTAGTCTTTGCAAAAGACCAACCGGAATACATGCCGTTACCTGCAATGAAAATCCCCAATGACCCGCAGGGGCTTATAATTACCAAATGGCAGTTATCCCCGGAAGAATTGGAGAGAGTAAAAGAAACCGGAACAATACATTTGTCTATGCTGACGTTTAACCAACCATTGCAACCCGTATTGTTAACCGTAGATTTACCAACAGAAAAATAAAAAGTCATGGATAAAGAAACATACATAAAAAGGATTGCAGAATTAAACCATATAAGGGAAAAGGCTTTGGAGTACAACGAAAAGGAAAAAGCCAAAGCGGATGAAAGCTACATAAAAGAAAATTGTCCGTTTAAAATTGGGGATAGAGTGAAACAAGGTGAAAATATTGGCACAATTGAAGAAATAAGAGTTGACAATGACGGAAAGTTTGAATATACCATACGAAAGGAAAAGAAAGACGGCACCCCGTCAAAAATATGCTTTAAAACCTTTTCATGGTATAGAAATAATGTAGAAAAGGCATAATAAACGCCCCGGAATTATAACCGGGGCTTTGCCGTTTAGGTACCGGAATGAAAGAAAGCCAAAATTAGCCCCATAGAACGACGATAATTCAAAAGACAATAAAAGTATCAAGTAACAAACGAAACCCGCTTAAAACGAAAATTCCCCGAAAACAACAAGCAAAGGGAAAGCGACGTTTGAGAGGAAAGCAAAGTAAACGGCTTTGCCATTATAAATAGGTTGGAAAATGGAAGCAAGTAAAAGACAAAGGGGCGGACGCCCGAAAATGTGCAAAAGGACGAAAGACCAAAGGGAATTTGATTTGTCGTTTTGCTCAAATCTGTTTTTGCGTGGTTACACGTACAAAGAGATTTCCGAAAGACTGAATGAAGAAAACGCCCGGCGTGGGGTCGGTTACACAATCAGTAAACAGATGGTTTATTGGGATATGCAACAATTGCTTATTGAGTGGAAACGTGAGCGTATGGATAATATAGACGATTACGTTACGCAGGAATTGCGAAAGTTGGATAAAATGGAGGTTGAATTGTGGGAGGCGTGGGAACGTTCCAAGACCGGGAAAACGAGAGAGAAAAACAGACAGAACGCAAAGCCCCGTAAAGTTTTGGAGGATGGCGATAACCCGGAATATTACGGGTATGAGGAAACCACAACGGAAACGTCCGCCGGGAACCCCCGGTTTTTGGATTTGCTTTTGAATGTGCAGCAACGCCGGGCAAAGATGTTGGGATTTGATGCACCAATTAAAGTTGAGATTCCGGGAATAGAAAAAAGCATAACCGGCGATGCAACGCAATACGATGTATCAGCAATCCCGGAGGATTTATTGTTTGCGGTTGCTGATAAACTACAAACAGCAGAATATAAAAAACAATTAGCAGAGAAAGGAGTAATTGACGATGGCACGAACAACAAAGAATAATATCAAGAAAAAAGACGAACCGAAACCCGTACACACGTGCGGCGAATGTGGTTGGGGTAAATTCTATTATGAACATTCAAATTTAGATATGGCCGGGAACCCGATTTGTTTAAAATGCCCGTTTGTCGAAAATCACAGTATGATACGTTCGGAAAAAGCGTGCGACAAATGGAAAATGAAACATTAAATTGGTCGTTTTTTAAGATTTCCGGTTTTTAAGTCAGAAAAAATACGGGGGTAAGACAAAAATATATGGTATATTTTTAAGAATTAAACAAAATGGATAAAGAACAATTACTTAAAATGTACGCCGCACTAAAAAACAATCCCGGGGAATTAGTAAAAGCGGCGTCACGCAATAGGCTGATAAACTTTGCCCGGTATATGCAACCGGATTTAGCATTGGAACCGTTCCACGTCGTTTATTATACGTTGTTGGATAAATTCGCCCACGGCGAAATAAAGAAAATGATTGTGCAAATGCCCCCTCAACATGGAAAAAGCGAGGGTTCAAGCCGAAAGTTGCCCGCTTTTATGTTAGGATTGAACCCGGACACAAAAATTTGTATTGGTTCGTATGCCGCCACAATTGCAAGGGATTTTAACCGGGACGTTCAACGAATAATTGACACCCCAAAATATCGGGAAATATTTCCGAAAACCTTTTTGAACGGTTCAAATGTGGTAACGATGGCAAACACGTATTTACGAAATTCTGACGTTATAGAAATGGTTGGGCATAAGGGTTCGTTGCGTGTTGTAGGTCGTGGCGGTGCGTTGACGTCAAAGACCGTTGACGTTATGATTATGGACGACGTTTACAAAGATTATTCAGAGGGTAACAGCCCGATTGTACGCAATGCGGCGTGGAAATGGTACACGACCGTTGTAAAAAAGCGTTTGCACAATAAATCGCAAGAACTGATTGTATTTACCCGATGGCATGAGGAAGATTTGATTGGTAAGATTGAAAAGGGAGGCGAAAAGATTATTGATATTAAAAGTTGGGACAGCATTAAAAATATTCCGGATGGTGCATGGGTTCGCATAAACTTTGAAGCGTTGAAAACCGGGGAACCAAACGAGATTGACCCAAGGGAACCGGGGGCGGCTTTATGGGAGAGTATGCACAGCCGGGCAAAATTGGAGCGTGAAAGAGCGTTAGACCCAATACAATTTCAATGCTTAGACCAAGGAAACCCCGGAAGCGCAGAGGGTAGATTGTACCGGAACCCGTTCAGAACGTACGTTGACAAATCAGAATGGGGAACGTTCGTGCGTAGTGGTAATTATACAGACGTGGCAGACGAGGGCGACGACTTTACATTTTCGGCGTGTTATGACGTTTACAAATCCGGTAATGAGGCATGGAACGAACAAAAGAAACGGTTTGAGCCGATTTTGTATGCGCTAATTACTGACATGGTATTTACGCAGGAAAATACAGAAGTAACAGCCGTTACCGTCCCGGAAATGATAAACCGTTGTGGAACGCAAAAAGCATGGATTGAAAGTAACAACGGCGGTGCCGGGTTTGAAAAGTTGATACGTAAAAAGATAAAAGCGATTTCCGAACCATTTTACCAAGGTGCCAACAAGGAAAGCCGCATTATAACAAATTCGGCAAGCGTCAACGCCCAAATCATAATGCCGTTAGGATGGGAGGAACGTTTTCCAAAGATACATGAACACGTAACCGGGTTTTTGCGTGATTTCCCAGCAAATGAGCATGACGACCCGGAGGACGGTTTGACCGGAATATATGAAAAGGAATTGGCGGACGGCGATACACGACCATACAGCCAAGCAACAAGGGGCGTTAAACGTCGTAATTAGCATTTTATTTCATATATGCAAGGATTTACCCGAAAATATTATAACTTTGCAAAAGATAAATGGGGTAAAGAGTTAGCCCCGGAGATAGTAAAACGAGTTTTAAATATTAAAATTTTAGGATTATGATTTGTAAGTGTCCGGCGGGTACGGCTTTGCCCGATATTCCCGTAAGTAATTGCCCGGAAAGTTTTGGGCAGATTCAGAAAGTAGCATTTCAAAGATTGTACAAAAGCACCGGAGAAAAAAATTCATTTAAAACCGATGCAGGTATTGAAAAAAAAGCGTCGTGGACGCCGTTGTTGTCGGCTGACGATGATACAAAGATTGTTATTTCCCCATACATTCAAGCCCCGACAGCAGAAGCAGGCGCAGCAAGAACGTTTGGAGGTGGTAACGAAACATTGGGAGGCGTTGAGGAAATTGTGGGGCGTGAGCCAACGCCATTTACCGGGGTTATGCGAAAGTTGCCACAGAAAATTATCAAGGCTTTGAAAGAATTGCAGTGCGAAAGTTGGGGCGACAATTTGGGCGTTTATCTGTTTGACGAAAACGGCGCAATTGGAGCAATTCAAGACGCAAAAACAGCAACAACCCATTATCCGATTCCAATACGTTCTTTGTTTATCGGCGATAAAACATTGGGCGGATATGAGGCACCGGATAGCAACAATATTCAATGGGCATTTTTGCCGAATTGGTCGGATGATTTGGCAATTATTGTTCCGGAGGATTTCAACCCGCTAACAGATTTAAAAGCGGCACCATAGCAATAAGGGGGTTGGTTATGGGAAAGACAACAAAAGTTTTATTGGTTTGTCCCCAACACAATATGAAACGAGAATTTGAGATAACGCACGCCGAACGTTTGTTGATGATGGGAAACAACGGCGGTTGGCAGTTGCCGGAAAACTCAAATTTTGAATTTAGCAAAGATTATGGGATTAGGTATAAACGACATAAAAAAACAGATAACGGAGCAAAAGAAAGGGGCGACGATTAACCGTGCGATTGTACACCAACAGCGCATTAAGTTTCACGCCGAAACCTTTGTTGCGCCGTATATCAGTCAACCGTTAACGGATTTTCTGAATTTCGTTTCAAACCTTATACCCGACGATAAGTTTAAAATTTTCAAAACTCTTTTCCGTTACCCCGTTAAGACCAACGAGGTAACGGGAATTTGCTTTGATAAGTTGAGCCGAATTTTTGACGGTCGTAACCCGGCGTTCAATTATCAGTTTATGGAGAGCGGACAAAGGGACGATTGGGAGTATTATAGACAGAACGTTTTAAGGGAGCCGGAAATTTGGAGTTCTAAAGGGTGGGAATATTTCAAAACCGAAATTAACAGCGTTCTAATTGTGGATTTGCCAACGGAGCAAGACGCCGCCGATAAATACCCCCGTCCGTATTTCTATTGGTTGCCAATTGAGCAGGTAATAACGTTTGATGCAGACCCGGTAACGGGCGTTATGCGATGGATAATTTTCAAGCAGGACGACAAACGTATTGCAGTAATTGACGATGAGAGATACCGGGTATTTACGGAGAAAGACGGGAATATTGGCGATTTGCTGATTGACAGCCCCCACGATTTAGGTTATACCCCCGCCCGTTTCTTTTGGAATGAGGCAATAAGTTTGAGGGAACCCGATGTTAAGGCGTCGCCATTGACCGAGCAGTTGGAAAGCATGGATTGGTATCTGTTTTATCATATATCAAAACGGCATTTGGATATGTACGGTTCATATCCTATTTATTCCGGCTATGAACAAAGTTGCGATTTCAGCAACGCAGAAAATGGCGATTATTGCGACGGCGGGTTTTTGAAAGACAAACAAGGACGTTACAAGTTGGACCAAGCCGGGATATTAGAGCGTTGCCCGAAATGTGGCGACAAACGAATTGCCGGGGTTGGTTCTTTTGTTGAAATACCCGTTCCCGATGGCGACAAACAACCGGATTTGCGCAACCCGGTTCAGATGTTGACCGTTGACCGTAATAGTTTGGATTATAATGTTGCCGAGGAAGAGCGATTGCGCAACAATATTATCACGTCTATTGTCGGAACGAATGAGGAAATAACAACACGGGACGCATTGAATGAACAACAGATAAAAGCAAATTTTGAGAGCCAAAGCACAATTTTAAACCGGGTAAAGAAAGGATTTGAGGCGGCGCAACAATTCGTTGATGAAACGGTTTGCCGATTGAGGTACGGCAATTTGTTTGTTTCTGCAAAAATCAATTTAGGCACGGAATTTTATATTTACGATGCAATGGAGTTGCGGGAACGTTACAAGTTAGCAAAGGAAACCGGAGCAAGTGAGGCAGAATTGGACGCAATGCAAAACCAAATTATCGAAACGGAGTACCGGAACGACTCGACCCAATTACAACGTATGTTAGTGTTGGCAGAATTGGAGCCGTACCGACATTTAACCCGTGCCGAGGTATTAAATTTATATGGGCAACAGATAATTAGCGAACCGGAATTGCGTGTAAAACTGAATTTTGCTAATTTTGTTCGCAGATTTGAGCGAGAAAATACAAATATTTTGGAATTTGGAACGCAAATACCATTTTCCGAGAAAATAAAAGTAATAACTAATAAATTTTACGAGTATGCAAGTGAGAACAGAGGAGGGGCAAATTAAAGACGTCAATATTTTAGACGTTACCCCGGAAAATTTTATTGTACCAAAGGGCGAGGAAGATTGTTATCATTGCCGAATTGAGGTTAAGAAATTCAACAAAGACACGGGCGAAAGAATTTCAAAACCACGTATGCAGGTTTTCGGCAAAAAGTTCTTTGAATCTTTTGGGTTGCACAATTTGAGAAAGCAGGGTTTTACCGTTGATGTAATGCACGACCCGAACAAATGGTTGCAGGAAAACGAGGCTAAATTGGAGGCAGAAAAACAGAAGAAAGCCGAAGCCGGTGCAAAAGCCAAAGCAGAGGCAGCAGAGGCAGAGAAAAAAGCAATGAAAGAAGCTATGAAAGCCGAAATTCTTGCAGAACTGAAAGCCGAGGGATTGTTGGAAACGGCGGCAAAGACGGGAAGAAAATCAAAGGAAACACCGGAAGCAAAGCAGGATGCGCCGGAAACAAACAAATAAGTTAAACCAAAAAAATATAAAGATATGGCACAGATTGCACAGCAGGACAATTTGATTGTTACAAGTACGAAACCAATTGCGACGATAGACGAAGCCGCAAAAAAGAAATTGAAAGAATGTATTGAAGCCGGAACGATTAACGATGTTATTGTAGTAACACCGGAAACGGCAAAAGTAACAAACAAATCAAAGGTATTGGCATGGTCGAAAGACGTAACAACACCGCAGGCACCAACATATAAGGTTGCGTTGGTAGATTGCAATACCGGAGCGTTGAGCGTATTTAGTTTGAGTTAATAATAAAAGGGTAATATTATGGCATTAACAAGAGAAATTTTGGTAGCGAATGCGGCTTTGTCCGGTTTGACTGACGAACAGATTAACGCAATTACAACGTTATCACAGAATGACGAAAATAGTGTAATAGCAAAGAAAACCGGGGAAATTTACGGCAATTTGGATGTGGATATTTTGGCAGCGTCCGGAGTTGAGAAAAACGGAACTGAAAAAACATACGATTACGCAAAACGTGTGTTGGGAGATTTTAAGACAAAAGCGGAAAGCGTTACCGGGTTGGAATCACAGATTGCAACATTGACAAAAGAGAAAACCCGTTTGGAAAAAGTAATTGCCGACGGTGGAGCAGATGCAGAAACCGCAAAGCAATTAAAGCAGGCAAAAGCAGATTTGGCAAACGTTACAACTCAATATACAGAGTTGAACAAAAAGTTTGAGGCAGAAAAAGAAAACCACGCCAAAGAGTTGTTCGGCATTAAGATAGACAACGAATTGCAAACAGCGTCCGCAGGGCTTAAATTTAAGGCAGGTTTGCCGGAAAGTGTAACAAAGGTTATTTTGCAGCAGGCTAACGATAAAATCAAGGGAATGAACCCGGAATATATCGACGATGGCAAAGGCGGCAAAATTTTGGCGTTTAAGGACGAAACCGGGGCGATTATGAGAAACCCGAACAATCAGTTAAACCCATTTACGCCGGGCGAGTTGTTAACCCGTGAATTGGACGCAATGGGAATAATTGACAAAGGACGCCAACAGCCGGGAGGCGGAACAATCCCGCCGGGAGGTAGAGGCGCAGGCGGTAGCGTAGTAATTGACGTTGCAGGATGCAAAACACGTGTTGAAGCATACGACGCAATTAGTAACAATCTGATGGCGCGGGGAATGACCGCAGGTTCCAAAGAGTTTGAGGATGCAATGGCGCAAGCATGGAAAGACAACAATATTGCAGCATTGCCGGAGAGATAAAACAACCACGGGTAAAGGGTAAACCCGCATTAATAACAATTTAAAATAAAACATTATGAGTTTAATTGCAACAAGATTACAGAATTGGCGAGTTCAGAACCCGGAATTTGACCGCAATATGACCCGCCCGTGTGAGTATGGCGCATTGGATTTCTTTATTGAGCAAACCAACGCCGCAAATTCCATTATTAACCCAAAGTTGAGGGAAAGGGCGTTTGCCTCAATGGGTAATACCGTGCAAATCCCGGTTATCAATTACGATGGCGATGTTACCGTTGGCAATGTCCGTTCATGTGTAATTGAGGACGACGAAAATACGTCCGCACTTTATACCGTTGTGTGGGCAACATACACAATCGGTTTTACTATGGTTCCGGCGGCTTATATGAACAATGAAATTTCGTATGAACACGACTTTTACCGTAAAATGGAAAAATATACACGTGCGTTGGCTGATGCGTTAGACAAAGGCGCAATTGCAGCGTTGGAAGCACAGAAAACGCATGTATTGAAAGACAAATTGAATTATGACTTTTCCGGTAACGTTATCAAGGTTAAAAAGGAAATGGCAACCGAAATTTTGGGCGACATTGACCCAATTATGAGAGCCAATTGTTACCCACGTATGCCGCATATCGTTTGCAACGCCGGAATCGAAAGTTTGGTTCGCAAGTTGGCGCAGCATGGAGCGACAAACGACGTAAACAAACAGTTGGAATACGCCGGAAAGAAATTCCATTACACAAACAACGTGACAAACGAAGTAAGCCAAAATGGAACATTCTTTGCTGTTGAAGATGGTAACGTTGGCGTGTTAACCCGTGTTGACCGTGAAGCATTGCGCCGTACACGTGCCAATTTCCATGAATGGGACGTTGTACGTTTGCCGATGATTGATTTGCCCGTTGGTTCACATTACTATACTTCGGTTGGCGACCAAAGCGGAACCGTTGGAGCAGCAACAGAAGATTTGACGTGCGCCGTTAAGGAGTATTTCGGATTTAGCGTTGACGTTGCTTTTTTGGTGGCTTATAATAGCGACCCAAGTACAATTGCAAATCCAATTATCAAAGCACAGATTGCAGAGCGTGCGCAGAACGAACCGTTGGGTATGCCTGTATATGTTACCAACGCCGCAGCATTTCCCGGCGGAGGTGTGAGCGCATAAGCCGGAAAACGGAACAATTATTTAACCGAGGGGACGGGGTGGTTATCCCCGCCCCCTTATTTATTGCAATCTTAATTCCTAATATGGGAAATAAATGGGCGTTTTTATGATAAGAATAAATGAAATATGCGAAGCGTTAAAAAATGTGTGCGGGTGGGAGCAATCATACGACCCGAAAACATTCATTGATGAACATTTGACACAGACCGAAAGCGGGTTGTACTTTCAAGGTGCGCACCCGCTTTTGACGTTGGATAATATGCAGGCAATAATGCCGGACGATTGGGGGCTACAATACCCGGAATGGAATTTGATTTTGCCATATAAAGCCGGGCAAAAGGTAAAGCATAACAATATATTTTGGATTGCAAAAATAGATAATACCGGGCAGGAACCGACGGCGAGCGATTTTAACGAAGATTACAGCCGGGACGATTACGGAAACCCGTATTGGCGACCATACAACATTTTTTCTGACTTTTTGGAAAGACTGACATTAAACGGAATTGCAACCGTTGTTCAGACTTTTACACAGATTAAGCAGTTGGAAAAGGAAACCCGCAATTTATTGGAAAGAAAAACGTTTTTTGATGGTTCCGGCAGAATCCGGGCCACAATTCAAAATACCCATAAATTAGTAGGATTTGAAATTGTTCCGGTTCGTAGTATGGGGGTAACAACCAAAATTGAGAAAATCGGGCTACAAATGACCGGAGCGACCGGAAAGGTAAGAATGTATTTATTTCATTCGTCGCAGATTGACCCGGTAAAAACATTCGATTTGGATTTTACCGTTACAAATGGCGGCTTTCAATGGTTCCCGTTGACCGATTGTTATTTGCCGTATATCAGCGACGCAAACAACGCCGGGGGTTCATGGTTTCTTTGCTATAATCAAGACGAATTACCCGCCGGGATGGAAGCAATAAACGTATCTAAGGATTGGAGCCGGGAGCCGTGCGGAACGTGCAACATTGGTTCCGTCGAAACATGGCGAGAAATGACAAAGTATTTGCAGGTTTCCCCGTTTAAGGTTGACGCCCCGGAAACATTCGAGCAATACCCGGAATTATGGGACGTGGCTTATACTATGTACACAAATACCCACAATTACGGGCTAAATTGCGAAATAACGGTTGGTTGCGATTTGACCGACTTTATTATTTCGCAACGGCAGATGTTCCAAACCGTTATTCAAAGGCAGGTTGCGGCAATAGGTTTGCGAACGTTAGCAATGAATCCCAACGTTAGGGTTAACCGCAATCAGTCAAATGCAAGCCGCACCGATATTCTGTATGAGTTGGACGGCAATACGTCCGGGGTTCGTCCCGGCGGGTTGGGTTATGACCTTAAAAAAGCGTATGAGGCTTTGCGGTTAGATACGCAAGGATTAGACCGCATTTGTTTGAGTTGTAACAATCATGGCGTTAGGTACAGAACTGTTTAATATATAATTTCAAATGAAAGTTGTATATAATTTTAAAGAATAATTGTAAATGGGAAAAATTGACGACTTATTAAAACGGGTCGTTAAGTTCAACGATGAATTAACGTCCGGGCGGTTAGTGCAAAAAATAATATGGGACAACGAGGCGTATATAATAGATATGAACGCCGAGGAACAATTGTTTGAACAAGGCGTTAACCGTTTGGGCGTTTCAATCATGGATTACGCCCCGTATAGCCCGGTAACAATTGCAATCAAAGAGGCAAAGGGACAGCCTACAAACCGGGTAACGTTAAGGGATGAGGGCGATTTTCAAAGTAGCTTTTATTTGGAAGTTGGCGACAAACAATTTGAAATTAAGGCGGCGGATTGGAAAACCGAGGAATTAATAAAAAAGTATGGACGCCAAATTTTAGGTTTAACGGACGAAAATATTAAAATCCTTATATGGCATTATATTTTCCCGGATTTAATAACAGAGGCAAAAAAAACGATATATGGCAGCGAATAACAAAGCCCCGGTAATTGCGAACCCGGAATTATTAGACCGTATTATTGGAAATATACAAACCGGATTGGTTGATAATTTACCGTGGTTGGACAAAGCATTTGGACGGGCTGAAAGACTTGTTAAATATGACGGGAACCGGAAACGTTATTTTACCCCGTGCGTTTATGTAGGGCGAAACGATTATATAGAAGTAACCCCGGATGCAAATATTGGGAATTTTTCGTTTTTTTGGATTGACGACCCGCAGGACGTTAGTTGGGAATCCGGCGTTTCAATAGGGCTAAAAACCTCGTTTTCCCTTATCTTTTGGTTTGATTTCCGGAAGATATTCAACGATGCGAGCGACCGGAACAAAGAAGCAGTTAAGCGGCAAATATTGGACGTGTTGAACGGAGGCTTTTGGCTGAAACATGGGCGTTTGAAAATAACAAAGGTTTATGAGTTGGCGGAAAATATTTACCGGGGTTTTTCTTTGGACGAAATAGACAACCAATTTTTAATGCACCCGTACGGCGGGTTCCGGTTCTATGGAGAATTAAGTATTGGAGAATCATGTAAATTGTAAGATTATGAAAGAATTTATTTTTTACGTTATATTGGTCGCAATGTTGGCGGCTTTTGTGCTTACATTATTGCGCAAATGGGGCGTTATTGAATGGGTACAAGTTCACGGGAACGATTTCTTTGCAAAGATGTTTAGTTGCGATTTCTGTTTGTCGTGGTGGGCGGGCGTTATTTTGTCCGTTCTTATGCTGATTATGTCCGGGAACCCCGTATTATTGGGCGTTCCCTTTTGTAGTACAATGATAACACGTAAATTGTTATGAGAACCGTTGATATTAAGGGAAAGAAAGTTGAGTTGTACGATGCAATCGAGGATTTACCGATTCTAAGATTTCATAAATACAACAAAATGTTGTTAGTTGACGCCGGGATTGGTTCAGATTTGGCGGATTTCGATAAACATATTGAAAAGACGATAAGATATGCACACAGCAAAACCCCGCAGTTGGCGACGGTTGAGTTAGAGAATATGCGCCAAAATGTGTATTTCATACAATCCGAGATTTCGCCCCGGTATTTATCTTTTGCGGTTTTAGTAAAGAGCATTGACGGGAACCCGTGCAATGATTTATCAGACGACGGATTGCAAAAGATAGTTGATTTGTTCGCCGATGTTCCGAACGCAGAATTAACCGCCCATTTGGAAGCGGTTAAAAAAAAAATAGATGAAGAATTGCGGTTGTATTTTCCCCGGATATTTGATGATGCAGCATTAAAAGAGTATTTCGACCAACTGAAAGAAAGAACGGTTATTTTATTGCGCACAATCATAGCCGGGGAAGCAACCGAAACGGATGCAAAAAGAATTGACGAAATTACAGCAGAGTTGATAACGTATTTCAATCCGCAATCATTTTCGGGAGCCGACAGCGTAGAAATACGATACGACAAACAATTTGAAAATATGTGTTTGATATTGTCGCAGAATTTGCACGTTGACCCGAAAAGATTTACCGTATTGGAATATTACAACGCATTTGAGTATGTAAAAGAACAAGCAAGAAAAGCCCAAAAACAGAAAAGCGTAAAATAAAGCGATTTCCGGAGTTATTCCCCGGCAGACAATAAAATATACGTTTGAGAAAAGAAAATCGAAATACGGGGAAATTTCCCGAAAAAAACTTTAAATAATAGTTGCTATGGCAGATAATAATCCGATAAAGTATAAAGATTTAATCAGCCCGGATAATTCAATTGAGGAACTGATAAAACAATTGACCGAGTTAAAAGACACATATACGGACGCATTGGCAAGTATCAAAGCCGAGGCGATTCAATTGGCGGCTACATTGCAAAAGGTTTCCGGAGCCACGGAGGACGGGCGGAAAAAGACAAAGAAAGCCGCCGACGACGCCGACCGTTTGGCACGTGCGCAAAAAGAATTGGCGTTTGCTGAAAGCGACGCCGCCAAAAAATTAGCGGAGTTGAATTTGGCAAAGCAGGAAGCGAACCAAATAAATAAATTGATTATCAAAATAAATCAATCCGCCGAGGGTAGTTATAACCGTTTATCGGCGCAATATTCATTGAATAAGATTTATTTAAACAACATGACTAAAGCCGAACGGGAAAACACCGAGGAGGGGCGAAAGTTAGTTGAACAGACCAAAGAAATATACGAAGAAATGAAACGTTTGCAGGAGGCAACCGGAAAATTTCAATTGAACGTCGGAAATTATACGGAGGCGTCCGACGCAATAATTGCGTATGGCGACAAACTGAAAGAAACGTTAGGTTTAAATAGCGCATTTGGCGAAAGTCTTTTGGCGTTAGGACGTGGCGGGGCTGAAAGTAAAGCAGTTTTTACAGCTATTGGCGACGGGGCAAAAGCATTGGGAAAAACTTTGTTGGGATTACTTTCAAACCCGGTATTTTTGGCGATTGCCGGAATTGCGGCGGCGGGTGCGGCGTTCAAATGGTGGTACGATTATAACGCCGGGTTAGTTGAGGCAACAAGATTGACGCAACAATTTACCGGGAAAAGTGGCGATGATTTGAAAGCGTTTAGAAATGAGGTGCAAGCCGTCGCCGATTCATTCAACGCAGATTTCCGGGAAACATTGATTGCAACAAACGCATTATCAAAACAATTTGGTATTTCTGCAAATGAGGCATTGCAATTGGTTAAGGATGGGTTTTTAGCCGGAGGCGATGCGAACGGGGAATTTTTAGACACGTTGAAAGAATACCCGGCATATTTCAAAGAGGCGGGAATATCAGCAGACCAATTTGTTGCAATTGTTACCCAAACAAACAAAATGGGTATCTTTTCAGACAAAGGCGTTGACGCAATTAAGGAGGCAAATTTGCGTTTGCGTGAAATGACGACGGCGACGGCGGCGGCTTTGGACGGTATCGGTATTTCGTCGGAACAAGTTCAAAAAGATTTGCAGACCGGAACCAAAACAACGTTCGATGTTATACAAGACGTTTCCGCAAAATTGGCAGAATTGCCGGATAATGCGGCAACGGTCGGGGCTGCAATTGCAGATATATTCGGGGGGCCCGGAGAGGACGCCGGATTGCAGTATTTGCGCACGTTGAAAGATATTTCAACAAACATGGATGAAGTAAAAGGGAAAGCCGGAGTTTTGGCGCAATTGCAGGAGGAACAATTGCAAAGCCAAATTGAGTTGCAAAACGCATTATCCGGGTTGTTTGACGCAACCGGAGGGAATTTTGAAACGTTGACAACGCAGGCAAAAGTTTTTGTTAACCAAGGATTGACGGCGATAATAAAAGGGGTTATTGATGTTGTCAATTACTTTATTGAGTTGTACAATGAAAGTGTTTTGATACGTGCCATTTGGAACGGTATAGTTGCCGGATTTAAAACCACATTTGACACGTTGGGAAATTTGTTTGGATTCTTTATTGATATTGTCAAAGCAACCGGAACCGCATTAAAGGGAGCGTTTACGTTGGATTTTGACGACGTTAAAAAAGGGTTGTCAGATTATGCAGCCGCATACGGAAATTTGGTAAAAGCACAAGTAAAGGACATTACCCAAAATTTCAAAGAGGGGTTGGATGATATGCAAAAGAAAATAAAGCCGATAACAATCCCCGTTTCCGTAGGAGATACGCCAAAAGAACCGACCGGGAACGAACCCGTAACAACACAGGACCCAACCGTAACGCCGAGGGGTAAAAGCGATGCGGAAAAGGCAGCAGAACAGCAAGCAAAACAAATTGAGGCGGCATATAAAAAGAATTTGGAAGCAACCCGAAAATTGCAGGATGCACAATTGAAGTTGGAAACCGACGAATGGGCAAAGCGTCGCCAACAAACGCAATATCAGTATTCCCGCCAAATTGAGGATTTACAACACCAATTGCAGACCGAAAAGGATTTGAACGAAACCGGACGCCAAGCGATAAACGCCACAATTACGGCGTTGGAACAGCAACAAACCGAGGCATTATTGAAAATCGAACAAGACCGACAATTGCAGGAATTGGCGTTGCAGAAAGAAAGCATTGAATTACGTTTGCAAGCAGTCAAAAATGGAAGCGAGCAGGAAAGACAATTGCGGATGCAGTTGTTGGAAAACGAAAGACAAACCGCATTATTACAGAACCAACAGAAACCGACCGGGCAACAGCAAGACGCCGGGGCGATTAATGCAAGTTTTGACGCAAAGGGAGCCGGAATTGTGGACGAATATTCGCAAGCGCAATTACAGATATTCGACCAACAACAAGCGTTGGCACAATCGGAGTTTGATTTGTTGAGAAATTCAGAAGCCCGGAAAACTCAATTCCGTTTGCAAGCAGAAAAGGAACGTTTGCAAAAGGTTTTAGAATTAAATCAGCAAGCCGCCAAGAAATTGTCTGATGTTGAGGTACAAACAATTCAAAACACTATTAAAAAAATAGACCAAGAAATTGAGCAATCCAAAGGGGAGGAACGAGGAACAGACATTTACGGTTTGTTTGGGCTTAATTTGGACGACGACCAAAAAGAGGCAATTAATACGTCTATGCAATACGCATTGGATGCGTTAAATACATTCACGGCGGCACGTGTTGCCGCAGCAGATGCAGCCGTTGAGCAAGCGGATAAAGAGGTTTCCGCCGCACAATCGGCGTTGGATGCAGAATTGGAAGCAAGGGCAAACGGGTACGCCAATAATGTTGTACAAGCGCAAAAGGAGTTGGATTTGGCAAAGAAAAACCAAGAAAAAGCGTTGAAAGAACAACAGAAAGCGCAAAAACAGCAGGCAGCAATACAAACATTGCAGCAAATCGGAAACATGGTAACAGCAACGGCGTTGATATGGTCGCAATTAGGTTTCCCGTTTGCAATACCTGCAATTGCCGTAATGTGGGCGAGTTTTGCAGCGTCTAAAATCAAGGCGGCGCAATTGGCAAAACAGACCGGAGGAACCGGAGGAACGGAAACATACGGCGACGGTACCGTTGAACTTTTGGATGGCGGTTCGCACCAAAGCGGAAATGATATTGATTTAGGGACGAAACCGGACGGAACCCGCCGACGTGCCGAGGGAGGCGAATTTTTCGCCGTGATAAATAAACGAAGTTCACGCCGTTTCAGAAAGATAATACCGGACGTTATCAATTCGCTAAACAATGGTACATTTGCACATAAATATTTAAAATCCTATTCAGACGGCGACGGTTTGACGTTAAACGTTACCGGACAAAGCCCGGATTTACGCAATTTGTCGGATGATGTAAGGGAAATTAAGGAACAGAACCGACGACGGGTTTACGTGGATGGCGACGGAAATACGATTGAAAGTTACAAGAATTTGAAACGTAAAATAAAAAGACTATGACACCAAAATATAGATTCTTTTTGCAGATAGGGGAGGACGGAACCAAACAAACCGTCCGCCCCAATTATAAGGATGATTTAACGTTGGATTATGAGTTGGAAACAAATCAAAGGTTTTACCGGGCTAAATTGTCCGGTAAAATAAACTTTGTCCGTGCTGATTACGATATTATCAATGACGCCCCGTTTGATTCTGAATTTTTCCTATATATCGAAAAAAGCGATGATTGGGGACAAACATACAATCAATACTATAAAGCAAAGTTTATGAAAACGGATTGTACGTTTAATGATGATGATAAATTGGTTACGGTACAGCCGGAAACAATAGACCAATACAACGACGTTTTGGCAGGATTGGAAAAGGAATACAATTTAATTGAGTTAGCCCCACAAATCGAATTTCTTACAATAAGAAAACGCCCATTGATACAAATATACGTTCCCGGAGATAGTATTGTTTCGTGCTTTTTGGGCGGCACGAATTGGGAACAAGACGCAAACGCCACGACTGACCAAAACGCATTAATACAAACCTATCATTTTGCACTATGTAATATTTTGAAAGAAATACAAATTACGTCGCACGGTTCCCCGGCGGTAATATCCGGGCTTTATGTTGGGCGGATGTCGACGGGTGCAAGTCCTGATGAATTTATGGGAGATTTATACCCGGAATTAAATGTAAATTATTATATCCATATTGCACAAAAACTAGTTGCGGGTGGGCTACCTATTGGGCTAGCAGGTGTTGAGATACGCCGCCGTTCTGATGATGTGGCAATGTTCCGGTTTACAAAGATAACGCAAGAACCTTTTGATACGTTGGAATTTGATTTAACCGCCGTTGAGGGTTCCGGAGCAACGGGTACGATGCACGCCGATATGAAAAGTTATAATATATACGCCCGATATTTGGTTGATGTTGATAAAATAGACGATTTAGATACATACCCGTTGTCGTCCGATGATATTGTAGATAATAATAGAAATTACCGCCGGGCAATTGGTTACGCAATCGACGTGGCATTTATATCTAAAAATTTTTCAGATACGCCGACCGAGTGGGGATTAGCCGGCAGTGGAAAGTATTTTGCGCCGCCTTATTCCATATATGGACAAACGTTTTATCCAATCGCCCGGTCAACGTGGCGTTATGCGTCGTTATGGTTTGGGTTTTATCTGATGGATTGGATATTAGAGGAAAAAGCCCGAAAAGCATATACTTTGCGTGATGCGTTTACATTGTCGTCATGTATCAATGTGCTATTAAAAGAATTTGCGCCCGGAATAACGCATGAAGCGACGCCGGAATACAGCCAATTTCTTTATAACACAAACAATCCTATTTCCGGGCAGTCATTTAAGTTGCTAATAAGTCAGAAAAGTAATATCATTAATGGCGAATATAAAACCCCGGCGCAAAAAGCCCCGATTACATTACAACAGATTATGACGATGTTACGGGATATTTACAAATGTTATTGGTATATTGAGGACGGAAAATTTAAAATTGAACAGGTAAGTTGGTTTAGAAATGGCGGTTCGTATGGATATAACCCGATTATTGATTATGATTTAACACAATTAGAAAACGTTAGGAACGGCAAAAAATTAGCTTTTGCAACGTCTGAATATTCATTTGACAAAGTAGAAATGCCGGAACGTTATCAATTTGAGTGGATGGATGATGTAACAACACCATTTGAGGGTTTACCAATAGAAATTACGTCCAAATATGTAACAGCCGGAAAGATAGAAGAAATAAATATTTCCAATTTTACGTCCGATATTGATTTGATGTTGTTAAACCCCGGTGCAATTAGTTTGGATGGATTCGCATTGTTTGCGGCGGTTATGCCGTCCGGAGGTGGACAATTGGAATTGCCGTTTACAAGACAAACCGTTGATGGCGTAGAATATTTTTTGCAAAATGGATATTTAGCGTTTATCAATATACAACCGACATATTGGGTTTATGATATGCCCGCACGGAATTTCAAAATAAATAATTCCCAATATTATGCTTTGGGAGGATTGGAACGTAAAAAGAAACAAACATTGAATTTCCCGGCAGGAACCACAGACCCAAACCCGATGCAGTTAGTTAAAACATATATCGGTAACGGTCAAGTTGATAAATTTTCAATAAATTTGTGTAGTCGAAACATTAAAGCAACGTTGAAATATGATACAGAATAACAACATAAGCGTTTTACCGTGGTACACGTCAATAAATGAACAGAACCACAGAAAAAGTTACGCATACGGCGCAATTTACCCGTTATTTGCCCCGGCTGATAGATTGTTACCGTTTCAGATAATCAGAAACACACGGTCAAATAATGTCACGTCAGTGGTATTGTATGAAAAGACCGGAAAACAAGTTGCAAACATAACAACGTACATGAAAGAAACCGGATTGCAGATTGTCCGGTTTCAAACGTTGGGTTATGATGTTATATTATACCCGTCAATTTTACCCATGCCATTAAATCAGTTGGACGGAATATATTATATGACGTTATCGGATGGCGTGCAAACGTGGTATTCTGAAATGTTCACGGTCGTACAAGATGTTTCCGGATATTTAAAAATACAATGGTGGGATATTGAAAATTTGATATTTGACGCCGGGCAAATAGTGTATAAAAACCCGGATTTCAAAAATACGTTGTACCTTTGTACAGAGTTGGGAAAACCGGATTATGAATTTGAAGAGGACGGCGAAGAACGGGACGGGTATTTTTTTTCGGAAAAACAAATATCAGTCAAAACGTTTAAATGTACGATATTGGCACCGGAGTTCCTTTGCGACGTTATGCGTTTTATCCGTATGGCTGATTACATTCATATAACGGATAAATACGGCAGGGAATACGATTGCGACACGTTCCTAATTACACCCAAATGGCAAACGCAGGGAGATTTGGCAAGCGTGGAAATTGAATTTAAAACAAATACCGTTGTCAAGAAAATAGGACGCGGATATAATATAATAGCAAACAAAGGAGATTTTAACGGCGATTTCAATAATGATTTCAAGAACAATTAAATTATTAGATTATGGGAAATTACGAACAATTAAAACAAGCGGTTTCCGATGTAATTAAAACAAACGGAAACCAAGAAATTACGGGGGAGATAATGCAAAATGCTTTATTATCTATTATTTCAACGGTCGGAGGAAATGCGACATTTGCCGGAATTGCAATACCGTCAACAAATCCCGGTGCACCCGACCAAAATGTTTTTTGGATTGCTTCAACAAATGGTACTTATAATAATTTTAATGCAATAGAAGTAAATGATGAAGTTGTAATATTTACTAATAAAACTGGTCGTTGGGTAAAGCAAAGTACGGGTATAGCACTATCGAAATCTTTAAAAGATATAGAAAAAAAAGCAGCAATTGCAATTGATTTTAATACGGATTTAGAAACAACAAGATTACAAGTTGCAAAATCAAATAGAAGAACCGGGAAAATATTAAGTTATAGAAATGCTACAACCGGCGAGTTAACAACGGAAATGTATATAGGTACATCAATGGATGATAAATATTGGCAAGATGGTTTATTTTGGGCAAGTATTTTCCCGTCAACTAAATTGCCATTTATTAATATTAGTTTTGTAACTAATTCAACATATAATTCACCTGGAGCAGCAAGAACAGCACTACCAAATACTTATTATAATAGAGAGGGATTAATCTTTTCTTATAAGGATGATACGGGTATTTATAGAAGTTATTTGTATTTAGGTCAAATTAACAAAATCGAATCAT